GCTCCACTGCACGGCACAGCACTTCACTGCACGACACTCCACCTCACAACACATCACCCAAAGGACGAACCCAATGAACCCCACATTCAAACGATCCGCGGATACCGACGCACTGATGCTGGCACTCGCCGGCATCAACAACGACGTGAGCTATAAGCTCCTCGCACAACAGGCCGACCTACCAGTGAGCCGCACGAAACAACTATTGCCGAGCGCGCGCCGTGCGCTACTGCGGGAACGCAAGATCGTATTTGGCGTCCTGCGAGGCTATGGGCTCAAGCGTCTCGACGAATCGGAGAAGATCGACGCAAGCGACGATGTGAAAAAGCGGATTCGCCGCGCGGCCGGTCGCGGTCTCCGTGTGCTCGGCGCGTTTAACTTCGCCGAAGCGACGAGCAATCGCGACCGTGTGCGCCATTCGACCAATACAACGATTATGACGCTGATCCGCTCGCAGACCACGGCGCTCAAGGAACAGCAGCCGGAGCCAAAACCGCAGGCCACGGCGCCCGACACATCGAAACTGCGCGCAATCGGCGGGGGGAAAATCATTGTGCGACCCGATCGGCCGACCGCGACGGCGAGCATCCCGTTATCAGGCTCGATAGTCCTGAGTTTTTGGCTTGGCACCAGTATTTTGATCAGTACCTGGATCGTCGGCCGTATGCGTTCACCATGCTGCTGGACAAGGCTGTTCTGGAAATGACCGTACCCGAGCAGGTGCCGCAATGGTTCGACCCCAGCTTTACGCCGGACCCACGTTGGCGGTCGCAATCCCCCGCGTTTCCGTCTGATGGAGGGACGGGATGAAATCCACTTTTCACATCACACCACGACACATCACTCCACTGCACCACACTTCACAACACGACACATCACTACACGTCACGTCACGTCACATCACATCACAACACACCACCCCACTGCACACCACATCACTACACGCCACCGCACTACATATCACGACACGTCACGTCACCTCACACCACTTCACGGGAGGAACATCATGTATCGAGCATTCATTCGGATCACCGGCATATCCCCTTACTCGCAAGCGCGCATGCACCAGACGCCGAAAAATGACGACGACGGCGAGACCTGGGACGATCACGACAAGCGTACATGGCGGGAGAAATGCCACTACGACAAAAACGGCAACGTGTTTGTCCCGGCGATGGGACTCAAGATGGCCAGCGACGAAGCGGCGAAGAGGCTCGCGATTCCTGATCCAGACAATCGACGCGCGACGATGACCAAGTTTTTCGTTTCCGAGGTTTTGTGCGAGGATCACATGTTGATCGGCGTGAAGCTTTCCGACATGGTCCCTGTGACGATTTCTGCCAACTCGGATGGCAGGCGAGGCAGCGGCAAGCGTGTGCCGCGCACGCTCCCGCACGCTCCCGAATGGGGCGGCGTCGCGCAGTTTTTGGTCATGAATGAGAAGATCAAACCCGAGTTGCTGGAACGCGTCCTGAGCACCGCTGGCGTTGCCGTTGGCGTTGGTCAGTTCGCGCCGCGCGTTGGTGGCTCAAACGGCCGATTTCAGGCAAAGTTGGTGAAGTGGAGTGATGTGTCGTGGTGTGATGTGAAAAGTGGATTTCATCCCGTCCCTCCATCAGACGGAAACGCGGGGGATTGCGACCGCCAACGTGGGTCCGGCGTAAAGCTGGGGTCGAACCATTGCGGCACCTGCTCGGGTACGGTCATTTCCAGAACAGCCTTGTCCAGCAGCATGGTGAACGCATACGGCCGACGATCCAGGTACTGATCAAAATACTGGTGCCAAGCCAAAAACTCAGGACTATCGAGCCTGATAACGGGATGCTCGCCGTCGCGGTCGGCCGATCGGGTCGCACAATGATTTTCCGCCCGATAGCTATAGTTTCGACCATCAATCGGCCCCGACTTCGCCCATTCCGGCATCGCTCCGAACTTCCGTTTTGCTTCCTGTGGCATTGGGGTTTCCGTTGGTGGCGGCGTATCTGGCGCGGATCACTTCGATCGGCTCACAACCCGGCGGCGGCGTGAGATAGGCGGGCTGGTTAACCGGGGGCGCCGTGGCTGCGTAATCGGTCCATCGCGTTTGCCGCAGCCATGTCACGGCCTGCGCCACAAGTGGCGTTCCGATATGGGAAAGTCGGCGTTCCTCGTCCGCGTATCGGCGAGCCGCAGCGATGATTTCCGCGGCCGTGGTGCCAGCTTTCACGGCAGCCAGAAAGAGCTTCCGAGCGGTGGATTTCGGGTTGGCGCCGTCTCGCTTCGGGTAGGCTTTCCAAAATTCATCATCGAAAGCTTTTTCGATTTCGGGGCGCGTCGCGTTGGCGACCGCCCGAATATCTTCTTTCTTACTTTCTGTATTCTGTAGTCTGCTCTTCTCTGAGGTGGCTGCGTCACGCGTGACAGGAGCGTGATGCTCCGGGGCGTCACGCTCACGCTTCCGCTTTTGTCTTCCTGTGGCAGTCGTATCAATGTCACTTTCAAACTGTCTTTTGCCCCAATTACAAACACTTATTGAGGTAGGATTGACTGTCAACATTTCGAGTTCTTGCATAGCGCGCAGGATGGTTTGAACCACACCATCCTCGAAATCGAGCACCGATGACATGAAGATTTCGTCGCGCTCACACACCCCGCGGTGCTCTAAATTGGCTGCGTCTTCGAGGATGAACGCCCACAAAGCCACCACGTCACGGATTGTCACGCGTGACATACGCGCGACGGTGCGGAACTTGCCGTCCTCCACAGTCCCCTCGTACCAACGGAACCAACGGCTCACGAAAACTCCTCCCGCTCCCACCCGCTCTTGACCTTTTTCACGGCAATGAACCGGAACGGATAGATTGACGCGGCAACCTTGATCTTCACTTTCGCGTCGTCGCGCCAGAAACCTTTCGTCTCATGCACCTCTAGGAACCCGCTTGCCGGCAACACAATGAAATCTGGCGTATAGAAAGTGTTATCCGCCAGCCTCAGCTTAACGCCCTCGAACTTGTGCCAGAGCACGGCGCCGGCCCAACGCTGTTGACACAGGAACGCGTCATAGGCGGCCTCCGTTTTGTTCATAGTGCCGGTCGGCAATCGCCCGAGCGCAAACTGCCCGGCCTGGTTGGCGGGGAGCTTGAACGGCGGACGGCTGGTGTCGGGCGCGGCGTGACGCGTCAGCACAGTTTGCAAGTCCTGTTCGGTCCAGCGCATCACACCGGCTTGCCGAATACGGCAGGGCATCCGGTTTGCTCTGCGACCGACAGGACAATCTGCTTGAACACGGCCTGTCGTACATGCTCCGCACGGTGCAGAGCGATGCCGAGAGTTAGATTGCCATCGCCCAACTTCCAACGCAGGAAGGCATGCAGCTCAGTATCCGGCTCGCCGAAATAGACAGGGATTGCGAGTTCAAACTTGGTGGGGATTTCAATGCCGCCCTTTTTTGTCTTAGCCTCGGTTTCCTCACTGTACTCGAAGTTTTCATTTTCGCTCGACGTGCGAACCGCCTTGGTGAAATTCACCTTGCGATGGGCCTGGAGGTCGCGCACGCATTCGAGCAATTCCGCCCCAACCGGCGCTTTCACATCGGCGCCGTTCTCCTCGATGAACCGGGCGAATTCCAGTTGCTCCATAAGCCGGCCGGATATCCTGTTCCATTCGGCCCATTCGATGGAGTGCGCGAGGTCGAGCGTCCCGCGGTGTGCGGTGTGCGCGGCCTCCGCCGGCGCGTGATAGTCGACCACAGCCACGATGCGATTGGCCGTGATGTCTGCAAACAGCACAGTATCATTGCCTTTGAATCGCTTAACATATTCAATCAGCGAGTCGACAGTTTGCAGCGTGACGTGCTGCTTGATGTAGCGCGGGGTCGTGACGCTTAGTGAATGTTCGTCGCTGATTTCCCGCACTGCTGACTTCGCGGGAACAACCAGAAACTCCCTACCATCGTTCGTCTTGACGGTTTGCACCGCGGCGCTCTCACGCGCCAGATCAGCAATTGCTTCGGCCTCAGTGGTCATGACTGCGGTTTCCTTATGCGCGAGCTGGAGCGGATGTTGAGGTGCGGACCTCACCAAGCGGCATTTCTTCTTGGCGAGGATCAACGCGGTGCAGGTCGCCGTCGACATCTGAGAAGAAAACGGCCGGCGCGATGTCAGCTATCGGCTTCTTCGACTTCACTTCGGCGATGATGGTCTTCTCAGGGCCGCCGTGCTTTGACGACCTGATCTTCAAAGTGATCGTTACCGAGCCTTCCTTGCCGGTTTCGTCGACCGCCTTGACGACATCGGCGAGGGCGTTGGTTGCCTCCTCGACCGGGCGGCCTTTGCGAATGTCGCGCAGAACGTCAGTGATTAGTCGCATTCCACGTCCTCCTAGGTTATTTACAAAGCTTTGTGCTCACAGTTTCTCACACGCGCAAACTACTGCGTTATAGGCGACGCATAGGGCGCTCATTACCTTTATCAAACTATTTTCAAAAGGTGTTCTTTTTTGAACAGCCTCCCGTCTCAAACGTTGGCATTGGTTCCACCGTTGGAACCTAACAGGTGTTGGGAGGCGTTATCATGATAGCTTGCGATAAGTTCGGTAGGCCCGTCTGTTTGCAGTGTCGTTGCGTCATGATGCGTGCGCCAAATCGAGAGCGCGTTGTGTTTCAGTGTGTGCAGTGTACGGACGTGAGTGAGTTGTTCCTGCGTAGTAAGAGTGTTGCCGCGTAACGGGAGGCACGATGCGGGAGGTCGCCAGGTCAGTGGCCTCCCGTTCGCCGTGAAAGTGGTCATTCGGCGGCCTCCTGGAATAGGAAGCCCTGCCGATCTTCCGCGTCGAGATATTTGCAGGCTTGGCGCCAGTAGCTTTCCTTGAGCTCGACGCCGAGAAACTTGCGGCCCCGTTTAAGCGAGACGACGCCTTCGCTCCCGATGCCCATGAAAGGCGATAGCACGGTATCGCCTGGATTGCTCCACAGCGAGATTGCGCGCTCAATGATGTCCAGCGCCAACGGGCAAATGTGACGTTCATCATCAGGCGAGCGCGCTGCGGCCGCGTTGAGAACATCCGTCATCTGAGTATCCATCCATACCGGGGATGCCCATTGCTGCCAGATGTCTAACGCCTCGAAATACTCCTTTGCCCAACGATCATCGGCCTTGTGGTTTTTGCGAACAAACTGCGCGCCTTCGCCGGCCCATTGTTTCCATTGCATGTAGTCGTGCATGATGGCGGGCTGGTCATCGAGGCCTTCCGCCCATTTGCGAAAGACGAGTAGATATTCAGGCAAACCTTGGCGCAGCCGCGCGGCGTCGGTGCGGAAGTTCTTGTAAAGCAGCCCGTCCGGCTTGCTCTTGGTCATCTCGCGGACAGGGCATCGCCAGATCGTGACGCGGGAATGAAACGTCCAACCGGCGTCGAGATGGGCGCGCACGCACTCGCCGGGGAAATCGCGCAGGCCTCGGTCGCCGCGCTCGCTGGCGTTGCTGTAGTAGACCAAATCCTTGCAATGCACCGCGGATAGGCGCCCCGGCATCGTGATGCGGAATTTTTCCCGCAAAAGGAATGCATATTGCGCGAAGAACTCGGCATCATTGGCGCTGTTGCCCATATCGGCAACGGAGTCGTTGTAAATGTACAGCCCGGAAAACGGCGGCGAGTATACCGAAAACCCGATGCTATCGTCTGGCACTTGCGCGAGCACGTCCACGCAGTCGCCGTTGACTGCGATGAAGCTATTCCCGCTCTGACTGTTCAAGCAGCGCAAATCCATGGCGGCAGTCTCGCTATATGCGTTGGGTTATAGGCAACCTTGACGGCAGCCGAGCGGCCCGCGGCCCTCAGCATCGCCTCGCGCATTGCAGATTTCATCTTGCCGTGGTCGCCTGGCTTGCGATCAATGACGCGGCCGATTTGCGCTTCGCCCTCAGCCACGATCAAATGAAGCTTGACGGGTTTCTTTTGCCCGAAACGCCAGCAGCGCCGCACGGCCTGATACCAGGTCTCGTAAGAGTAGGAGCGGCCAACGAACGCCATGCGAGCGCAATGCGACCAGTCGAGGCCATGGCCACACATCGACGGCTTGGCGATTAGATGCACATTGCCGGTTTCAAACGCAGCAAGCCTCGCTTCCTTTTCCTCGATTGCCTGCGAGCCGCGGATTTCCATTGCACTCGGTATCTGAGCGCGCACCGCATCCGCTTCGTAGTCGGTATCAACCCATATAATCCAGGGCTGCTTGCTTTCGGCGGCGACAATGGCCGCCGCTGTTTCCGCGCGCGCCTCGCTGGTCTGCCGCTTCACGGTGTGCAAATTCGTGGCGGACATCGACGGCAGCCCGAACATATCGGACAGGTCAACATCGACTTTGCTGTCGCGGGCACGATGGCGGATAACCTCGAACGGCGGCAACTGGAACCTGCCATCGCATTCGTGGTCGCCAAGGTCTGCAGGTCTCTCCGCCATCCGACAGTACGATGCCATCCAGTCCCAGAACGGCATTACGGCGTGGCCTTTCAGGCGGTAACGCCCCATCTCGGTTTGATCCGCGATGAACCAGCGCATGAGCATTTCGCTCGACCGCATGACTTCCAGAAACTCGCAGTATTGCCCCAATTCCATGTAATCGTTCGGGGCTGGCGTGGCCGTAGCTACCAGCTTGAACCGATGCCCGCGGAATGCATCAATCAGTTTGCGCGTTGTCTTGCCGGTAAAGCTTTTCAGGATTGAAGCTTCGTCGAGCGACACAACCGAAAATGCCGAAGGGTCGAGCTTTTCGATGCGGTCATAATTGCAAACGTTGATGCCGGGGCCGGCGTCTGACTGCTCGCGAATGACTCGAGCTTCATAACCCCAGCGGCCAGCGCGCCGTGCGGTCTGGCCGGCAACCGCGAGCGGAGTAAGGATTAATGCCTTGCCGCCGATTGCCTCCAGCGCACGTTGCGACCATTCAAGCTGCACTTCGGTTTTACCGAGGCCAGTATCGAGGAAGCAGCCGCTAGCGCCAGCACGCAGCGCGAATTCAACGCAGTGCCGTTGGAATGGAAAGAGGTGCGGCGCAAGCTCAGGCACGCGCGTCAACCCGCGTTCTTTCGCGCGCACGGCCTTGCTGGCGAGGAAATCCTGATACCCCGTCACGGTATCACCCATCCATTGGCGGAACGCAGGCCGGATTCGGAGGATCGTGGCGCCACGCCAGGCCCCAACGTGCCGGGAGCCGTGACGGTTGACGGTGCCACCCCGCACGCCGCCATGCTGGCGCGGAATTTCACGTCCGACTTCAATGCGCGCCTGCGGAACTGGTCCTCGTCTGTGAGGTCAACGGGCGTCCCGTCCTGCTTCGGGGTCGAATAGCGAGGATTTACCGCGCGAGGATTCGGTTTTGGCGCCGGGTTCACCAATCGGTCGTATCGCCGGATTAGGGCTGCCGGTGTGCGTAGCACATACCCGCGGTTATGCAGCTCGCTCGCCAGCACGACGCAGACCTGCTGGAGTGTGCGGTTGCGGAATTGTGTGACTGCGAATAGTAGCGCGCGGTCCTCGTCCTCGGTCCAATTCATGCCAGCAACTCGTTTTCCAGCGCCTCAACGGTCGCTCGCACGACCGCGTCATCCGTCATCAGGCGTGCGATTCTTCGGATTGCGTGCAGCACAGTGGTATGGTCACGGCCGCCGAAACGCCGGCCGATGTCGGGCATCGAACGAAGCGTTAGAGCCTTTGCCAAATACATCGCGACATGGCGCGGCCATACCACATTGGCGGTGCGTCGCTCGGATTTGATATCGATGACGCGGACGCCATAATACTGCGAGACGCGGTGTATGATTAACTCGACGGACGGCGGCATTGGCCCTGCCAATGGTTCTAGGGACGGCAGTAGAACAGTCGGCGGCGGCGGTGGGCGCGGGACAATCTTTAGCACTTTGACGGGGGGCACAGGCGGCACGGGCAGCACGCGGAGCACGGGCAGCGTGGGCACGGGCAGCACCGACTCCCGCTTCAAATCAATCCCGCGGTCGGGGACTGCGCGCGCTCCAAGGCGCTGCAGCCTCGCCCGCCGCGCATCATTGATTGCCAGTTGCATAGGCGTAGCTGCGCATCGCATGGTCATTTCAACTCCCTACTCCGACATGCCCCTTCTCGTGGCTTATGCTGCTAGTTCAATCTGCCTTCCAAGGCGGGGCGCTTATGAGACGATCGCCAGCCGGGTAGTATGTAAACACGTTCTTAAAGCTCATTCTGGCGACTCTCATGTTGTCGTCATGCCAGGGCGGAACATACGAGCAGATCGCGAATGTGGTATCCTGGTCGAAGTCAGATAGGTGGCGCTCGATAAAAGCAGCGATCGTCATCTCGTAGTGCGCGGTATTAGGCGCCGCGAACCGCCCTTTATTGAGCCCGATATCAACGCCGATGTATGCTTTGTGGTTGCGGAATAGGAAGGCTTGCGGAGAATAGGCACAGCCAAGATCAACAATCGTCCAGTGCTGCGGGATGACCGCGGCAAGGCTTTCATAGATTTCCGTGAACCCAAGGAACTCATAGTCGATATCACATTCGTCTTGGGCAAATACCCGTTCAAATTGCTCTTGTGGGATTAAGCTCATGTCCATTTTTCGTCATCCCATCCCTTACGCCGCTAGTTCCAGTCTCAATTGCTCGGTGGTGAGTTCTATCAACCGCTTGCGCAGATGCGCCCGCGCGCGATGGCCCTTCTCGGCTTCCGCGAGTTCAGCTTTCAGTGCCGCGCACGGGTCTATTACCGTGCGGCGATCGATGGCCCATCGCACCTCGATGTGGTTGAGGAAGTGCTGCCGGGATAGTTCAAGCCATTGCGCATGGGTCATGGTTCACCGGCTCCCGATTTGGAAGGATGGACTACTGACACAGACGCAACGGTTACGCTGATTGCAGGATTAGAAACTATTGGCCCGCACAGATTTGTCGAACACGCTCCTTACTAAGTCCGACAATTCCACCGATGATGTGCAGCGATGCTTTACGTTTGCGCGCACTTCTTATGAAGCCGTCGCGATCAGTCGCGCGCGGGAAGGTCTTAGCAAGGACGGCCTGAAGGGCTTCGCGTTCGCGCTTTCGCTTCAAGCGATGCTGACGTATTTTCTTGTCGGACCCGTACTCGATTCCACGCAACCGCCGATGCCGCGCGATAGCTGCATTACGGGTTACGCCAAGTTTTCTGGCAGACTGCGCACGGGACAATCCCGCAGCAATATCCGCCCAAAGTCGGCAATCCATTTCAGCCGTCCACACCTTCGGTTTCATGCTGCCCTCCCCTTTGCCGCTCAACTTCTCCATGGCGAATTGCCTTCCATGGCCCTCGCGTCCCGGATCAGCGACGCCACCGCGGGCGATGTGACGCCGAACGACTTTGCAGGCCGCTCATTCCACGCTGACGTTTCCGACGCCCCCGCCCCCTCCGAACCGGAGCGGGCGTCATGACCCACTACACCCGCCCCGTTCACACCCCCGCCGAGCTAGCCCGCGAAGCCGGCATTGTCGTCCTGCTAGCGGCGGCGTGGATCATTCTGCTGATTTACGCGGTGCCCGCATGACCACATTCACCCCATCCCGCGTCGGCCGCGGGCCATACACTACATGCGCCGAGTTCTCCGATGCCTCGCTGATGGGCCTGTGGCGGGCCGGCTTCGACACCCACGACATAGCCCCGCTGCTCCGGGCGCCAGAGCATGAGGTCGAGCGGCGGTTGCACCGCATTCTCGACGCGCGCCACGCCGCCACGGTGCCGGCATGACCATTTCCTCCCCGCGTTGCGCTTGGTGCGTACCGCGTAACTGGCGGGCCGACCGAGCTGTACACAACGATCTCGGTCGGCCCGCCTTTTCCCGCCGTGCTTCGGGGGGCGGGGGCGCACGGGGGAAAGCTGGAATTCAGAGTTCTTGCGGCGGCGTGGAAAGCAGACACGCAGCTGATGGCAACGCCAACGATAAGGTTCGGTCTCACCAGCCGATGAAACGTTGCCGTGTGGTCGGCGCAGTGCAGTGGTCCTGCATCTCCCGACAAGCCGGCGTAGCGCCCGGCCCGCGAGAAGCTTTGTACGTGTTGCGTGAGTGTGGGGACGTTTCAACATGGGCAACAGTGTACGCCCGCCAGTGTGCGGGGCCAGTAAACCTGCGGCACAAGACGGCCGCGAAACCTCAGTCGCCACAAACAGCGGCACACCTGTACCTGAGCCGTTATGGTTCGCGCTCATGGCGCGGGAGCTTTGGCAATTCAAAGTCGCCGCGCATTTGTACTGCCTTATCGGCACCAATGAGCGCACCGCCCGCGCTTGGGCTCGTGGCGACCGCGAGCCGATGGGCAGCGCCGTTCTCGATCTTCTGCGTTCCAGCGATGGCGAGCGCGTGCTCGACTGGATCATGCGTGACAGTGGCGCCGAGTGGTGGCGCGACCTTCAAGGGGCGCGGGCTTTGTCTGCACAATTCAAAATTGAGCGACGATGAGGGGGATTTTGGTGAACAAGATAGCCGCGGCCTTTGGCGGAATTCTACTCGTAATTGGTGGTCTGTTTCTTCTGATAGTCGCCAGCACATTAATGGGCACGCTCGCGGGCTGGGTGGTTGGCCTTTTCTTCTCAGACGCGATCCTCGGCGTTCTGGCGCAAATTGGTGTTCACGGAATAACCATGGTGCAATTCGGCACCTTCATGGGCTTTATCGGCGGCTTTCTGAAAACCAAGGTCACTGCGACAGTAGAGAGTTGACCGCCTGCACCTGCGGGATGTCCGATCGCGGCTGCGTCTGGCCGAACTGCGACGCGGCAAAGGGGAGGGCAGCATGAAACCGAAGGTGTGGACGGCTGAAATGGATTGCCGACTTTGG